ATCATCTGGTATTTCCTCATAAGGACCTCTCTCAAATGAACTTGCTATTACTGGTACCTCACACATAGAGGCTTCTAGAAACTTTACATTACTTTTACATTTATTAAAGTAACATTCTTTTCTAGGAATCAACATCATGTCAAGTTTAAGTTCGTTTAATGTATCAGGATAATCTACTACTTTTACAAATGATAGATGTTCTATATCTAACTTATCCCAGAAATTATATTCTCCTTTATAAATCTTTTCAACAAGTTTGTTTTCTTTTCTATGTTTCTTAGACTGTAATCCAAAGACTACAAGTTCAACATCGTCTCTATCGCTTAACCACTTTAATTCTTCTGACATTTCCTTAGCATCAGTAGTATAAGCTGTAGAGCCAACAACTCCTATTCTAATCTTATCTCCGTCATTTCTAATTGGTATATCCCAGTCGTCTGGTTTAATACAATTAGGAATAACGACTACATTCTTATTGAACTTCCTATATTCATCTGCTAGAAACTCTGTAGTGGTTGTGACTAGGTCAGCATTAGTAACGAAGTTGTGAACTATGTCACTTCTCTTTTCTACCTTAATCTTATCACCATAAGTATCGAACATATAAAATGGATTGTCTTTTTCTAATCTATATGTGTCATCATTATCGAAGACTATTTTCTTTCCTAATGACTTTAGTAAATGTGCTAACTTATGATTCTCTAATCTTTCTGGTCTATGAAATACTACTATGTCTGCTTCTTGTAACTCTTTCCTTACTGCTTCAACTGACTTATCTTCCTGAGTCATAGTTGTCTTGTTTCCACTCCAACCATTTTCCCACATTGGCATTAAGCCACGAACATAGTTACATCCGAAATAAGGTCCAAGTATATAGTATATTTTATTCATAATTACTTTGCCCCCTCAACGCTTTCTTCCTTTGTTCTTTTCTCTTCTCCGTCTTCGCTCCCTCCAACATTTGTCTGGGAATTTTTAGCTCTTTCAAGTGCTTGTCCGAATGATTCATTTTCGTTTAGGGTTATTGTTCTTCCACATACTGTAAGATGTTTAACTCTTTTAGTTATATTCTCTGTAACTGCCATATATATTTCCTTTCTTCCCTCTGGACATTCTCGGGAAGGAGAGATGTCCAAAGTAAATATATTATTATATTAATTCTTAGCTTGAAGTCTTCAAGTAGTAGCCCGATGTTCCTCTATTTTCAATCACACCATATACTACATCAGCTGAAATTAACTGACCCATATACATAGGGATGTAATTAGATTCTAATTCTACGCCACCACGTGTAGCGAATACGATAGCATCTTTGTGAGCAAGACCACCTAGTCTTGAACCTAAAGCTACTTGTACGTTAGTTGTCTCGAATACTGGTACTCCGTAAAGTCTTCCAGCCATTCTTGCTAATCCACCACCGTCGATAGGTCGTGTGTCAGTATAATCAAAACTAACATATTTGTCGATTGCCATTAAATCTCCCCAAATCTCGTTTGGATGGAAAAAGAAAGCACAATCTTCCATTGGCACGTCTAGTGCTGTCAATGTTTGGATAGCTGTTCTAATATCAGAGTCTGCTAATGTTGTGGCTGATGTACCAAAACCATTATCAAAACCTGAGAAAAGAGCTAACAATGCAGAATCTAAAGATTTTGCACAAGCATAACCAGCTGCTTCAGCGTATTTGTTTTGTAAACTATACATTGATGCTACTTGTTTCATTTCTTTCTTCTCGATGAAGTAAGATGATTCTACCCAAGTATCGATAACTAAGTTAATGTTTGTTTCTTTTGGACTCTGTAATGTTACAGCACTTCCATTTGTTTTAGCGGTTGCGGATGCTTCACTGAAATTAGGAATGTTGATTTGGATTGCTCCACCAGCTGCGTCTCCACTCATGTTAGTGAAAAATTTTGCTGCTACCAACTTTGAACCATAATACATATTGACCTTTGATGACCAAATGTATGGTGCAAATACTTCTAAATCTTCGCTTGAACCTGCTCCGTCAAAACCTGTGAATGTTCCTATTGCTGCCATTTTCTTATATTTTTATTTTTGTTAAGTTTCGGGTAACTTATATACCCATTTTTTCTCTTGCCCATTTCTCATGCTCGTCTAGCGTGGTTGGGACTTTTTCCTGTTTCGTTTTTGGAGAACGACTGCCATCTGGTGAAGCTTCATTTAATGATTTCTGTTCCTGGTCAGCTTTTAAATAAGCTTGTATTACAGGACTCTTTAGAGCTTCTTGAAGGGATGAACCCTTGCCTTTTGCATAGTCAACTATCTCAGCGACATTATTAGCATCCAGTTCTTTATTTGCGACTGTGAACTTGATAGTTTCTAGTTCGCTTCTAAGACCATCGTCTGCCGATTTGTCTACGTTAGTAGTTGGTTTGTTCTCTGCTTTTGAACCTTCAGCTAGTTTAGCTTCTAGTTCGACAATCTTCGTTCTAGCCTCATCACGTTGTTCGAGGGCTTTCCTCTTCTGCACGTTCAAAGTTTCGATTGAAGGTTCGTTTTCAGTAGTTTCGTCTACATCGACTTCAGTGTCGACATCCTCACCGTTAGTGGTGTCATCTTTTACTTCTTCCATAGGAATAAGTTAATTGCTTAATTTACGGAATTAAGATACCGTAGTCAATTTTGATTGGATTTGAAACCAAGTTTATTCAAAATTCTCCACCTTTGCAGGCTTTGACTTTTTCATTCTGTTAATTGTCTTCACCAATTCTTTCAATGCTACTGTAGCTCCGACCTTAGCATAATATGAGTCAGTACCTTCTAACTCTTTATCGCCATACTTAAATGGTATACTAACGTCTGCGTAATTACTTATTGTAGGTCCTATTAACTCATCTCTTAATATCTGCCATATACCTGAGTTAACTAATCCAATTAAAGACTCTTGCGTTGCCTTGTCCATTATTGACCACCTCCTGGCATTGGAACTGCGTTAGGGGTAGGACTTCCCACTCCTGGTCCAGCACCAAGTTCTCCTAGTGAAGGTTGTTGAGCAGGACTTCCGTTTAACATACCTGGACTCAATCCTACTTCTTCAGCTAATCTCTGTAACATCTTCTTCATTGTAGGGTCTTGCATAGCTTGTGGATTCTGTGCTAGCAACTGTATGAAGTTTGACAAACTTTCAACTTTCTGTTGTGTGTTAACTTGTTCACCAGTAGGGTCAACTCGTAATGTTTTATCAAATTTCAAGTAGCCATCTACTATCTTTGTAAACTGAACATCTTTTACATTTCCAGTCTCATGTTCTTTTATAACACTAACCTCTTGCTTAGTTGGGAATGTTCCAGTCTTTATAACGTATTTTTTAATAGCTTCGTTGATTCTTCTATTGGCATCACGCTCAACTATAAGCTCTATTGTTTCTGTATCAAATAATTCAAAGATATGTTCTTTATTAACTATCTTTTCAAACTCAGGTAATACCCATTCAGTAATAACTTCCTCTAAGAATAAACCATAATTCTCTCTAATGAACTCAAATAGTTTACCAGCGTTCTGATTAAGTAAAGAACCTAATCTAAATGGAGTTCCAGAAGGCATGCTCTCACCAGTCATAACTTCAAATGAATTTGAGTTAGACCTTATACTATCTTGAATCTTTTGTTCCTCCTGACTATAAGCTCCTAAATTTCTTTCTTCTAATGCTATAGGTGTAATCAACTGACGCACCTTTATAATATCACCATCAAGCATATCAGACATTATATTATCTTCTACCGTATCATCTAGTGTTTGTAATATATGCTTACTACCAATCTTCATTGAAACAGCTTTCTGATTTTCCATTTCATTCCAACGATACTGTGCGTCAAAGTTAATCTCAACAATACCTAATCCTAAAGCTCTACCTTCAATTCTTAAATAATCTAATTTCTTATAAGGAAACTTCTTTACTGATTTAGAATAAAGTACTTTAGAAAATACTTGTTCGTTTCTTTGTTCATCTATATAAGTTCCATATAGAATAAATTGAACACCCTTAGAATAACCATCTCCAGGTAATCCTAATTCTTCATTTGAATATTCTGAATATTGTTCATATACTAAAGCATCCATACTTCCGTTATCCTTTTGTTGCTTTCTAATAAATTCTGCTCCTTCTGCTACTGCTTCCTTATCCCAAGACTTCATTGCTTCCATTTCTGCTGGTTGCATGTGATGCTCTTCTATAATGTAAGGTGATTGAATATCATAACTAGATACCTTATTAGACATAGCTGGGTCAAACTTCAAACTTCTAACAGGAATGAATACTACTTCATCCTTTACTTTCTTTAAAATTACTGAACCATATACTGGTAGGAACTCTGAAACCTTATTCAATAAAGTTCCAAACTTACTATCTTTCATCCATTGTTTAAGTTCAGCTGTATAAATCATTGACTTAATATAATCATTACCATCTTCTGCTGTAACATTTATATTACTTCTATCTATATCAATGTTCTTAGTAACATTACCACACTGTGGTCTAGTAATATTTAAAAAGAATTTCTTATTACCTTGTGAGTCTATATCACCTGATATAAACTTAGAAGCATAGTAAAGTTCTATCTTCTCTATTGTTTCTTTTTGATTAAAGTAGTTACCCTTAGAAATAGTTACGCTTTGTTCGTAATCATGAAGGTTATTTATTAATCTTGAAATCTCTGTATTATTCATACTTTGGCTGTTTATTTTGTTTTATTTTAATTTTATTTCTTCTAAAGGTTACGTTTGACTCATCTCTATCTCCGAAGGTTAATGCTAAAGCATCTGCTACATCTGGAGATAATATTCCTTCCTTACGCAATATTTCCTTGCCTATAATTTGTATCTTACCATTTGAACGAGTCTTATACTTAATGTCTAGTAGTTGATAGAAATCCGAGTCCTTGTCTATCGTTCCACCATTTATGAACCACTCTCTGGCTCTCATAAATATTTCAGCTCTTAAATTGAAGTACTTATCAGTTTCCTGTGGCTTACTAGCCATATTAAGTCCTCTAACATTCCATCCAGTTTCTCTAAGTCTATCATATACTCCAGCACCCATACCAGTAGCATCTATGTATATTCTATCTTCTGTTATATTATATTCTTCTGCAAAGTGTTTAGTCTGACCAATTACATCCATTAGATTGTCACTAGTAGTCTTTCCTAAAATCCTTGCATAGTTACTACTACGCAATACCCAGACATTGAAGTTTCCACCACTACGAGCTATATCTAATCCTATCCTTAACTCCCCATAACTATTAGGATTATCTTCTATAATCGCATTAGTTAATACCTCATCAGTAAGTATTGGTGTCCAACCATCTTGGTCTACCATAGCCTGGTCTGGAAACTTACATTCATACAATACATCAAAGAAAGCTTTTTCTCTCATCTCTGATATGTGGTCTTCAGTTACTCTACCCTCATCTAATGATACTTGATAATCAGCAACTATTTTAAAGTATCTATCGTTATGAAAGTTCTTATAGAAATGATTTCTATAAAAAGGGTTACCAATTTCAAACATGAAGTTATCTCTACTATCACCAAGCATCCTAAATATCTTTGCGTATATGTCATCACTAATCAATGAACTCTCATCTAATATAATATTACTAGAACCAAATCCCATTAATGCTTCACCGGCAGCTTGTTTGTTTCTACTATCTGCTGACAATACAAATATCTGTGCGTTGTTCTTAAATACTATTCTTTTCTTTGATACTTCTCTTCTAAGTCTAGTCTTCTGTCCTTCTTCCATATCTAACTGTTTTTTATATATCTCATTAGACATACAAAAGTCAATTACATATTTCATAATAATCATAGCCTTATCTGTACTAGGAGCTATGATAGCCCATTTCTCACCTGGATGAGTCATACATCTAGTTAGTACTGCTGCACCAACTGTCATTGACTTACCATATCTAGTAATAGTCATACAATGAACACGAGGGTGTCTACGCTGTACTATAGTATTGAATATGTCTCTCTGTATACCAGTAAGCTTTAAAGGTACTTCCTTACCAGCATCCTGACTATATATAGTTACGAGTTCTGCTAACTCTGCAACGTCTCTATACTTATTCTTTGTCATCTATTACCTCCGCATCTATCATCTCTCTCATCTTCTCAAACATAACATTC